TATTTGTTGCATAGCAGGATAACCCATAATAAAATCACCTTCTTGTGCTTGTAAATCTACATCATCTGCTCGTAAAGATGCAGGAGCCGCATTTGGGTCATTTATCATTTGTGGTTTTCTCATAAATCCTACCATATTAAAATGCCTTTGTTAAACCTAAAAATCCAGATTTTTCACTTGGATTATAACTAGCTGTTAAATCTAAATTACCTAATTGTTTATTTATTGATAATTCTTTATCATCTAAATCTACTTTTGTCATAAAACCAGATGGGGTTTCTGCTTGTATTGATGCATCTGATATATTTGCAGATATATCTAAAGGCCCTATTACATCTGTTACACTTTTTTTAATATCTTGATAAGTATCCACAATATTAGAAATTTGTTCATTGTCTTCTACTAAATGTTTTAATACAGCTTTTGCTTGGTCATCTACTTTTGCTTGTTCAATAACATTCATTATCATGTTTTTTGCAACTGTATCGTTTTCTACTGTATCACCTGTTTTATATTTTAAATCAGAAAGAGGAGAAAAAATTGTTTCAAATAATTTAAAATTCCACCATGCAGGATTATTATCTGCTGTTAATGTGTTTTCAGATTCCCCTTCATCTTGTGTTTCTTCAGTTTCATCTACTTCTACAAAATCTGTTTCAATATTATTACCTGTATTATAATAAGGTGCAGAAGAAGTTACACCACTATCTTTTCCTAAATTTGCCTCTAATAAATCATATTTAGTAAAAACACCACCATCACCACTATTTATTGTTTTATTATTAATTGTAACTTCTTGACCATTAATTGTTAAACTTTTTACACCATCTTTCGGGTCAGCTATCCAACCATTCGGAATTATAGTTCCTAAAGGATTTATTATTGCTTCTTTTAAATTTGTAGGTTTAGCTTTATTTCCTTTTAATGTTTCAATACCATTTAAACCCCACATAAATCCTGCAGTTTGAAGAGGCATCATAGCACCTAAAATTGCTTTACCTAATTTATTAGAACCAGAACTTTTATAATTTGGATTTACTGTTTGCCAATTATCTACAAGCATTTGTTGATAATTATATAAGGGTGAACTCGCATCCCAATTTCCAGAAAATATAGCCATTTTATCTTGGTAATCTTCTTGTGATGTAGGACTACCACCCCATGTAGCATCTCCACGTAAATTTGTTCCCCATGTATTCCATTTACCTGTTGCCCCTATATCTTGACCTTTAATTTCTGCTATAGCATTAATTTGAGATTGTGTGGCATTTTCTAATGCTCTTTTTGTTTTTCCCCAGATTCTTTCCCCACCTTGCAAAATATTTAACGCAATTTGCATATTTTTTTTATTATTGTCTAAACCTAAAGCATTTAAAATATCAGTACCTGCTGTATATAATTCTTGTGTTTCTCTATCTTTACTATTAATTATTGTATTGCCACCAGTAAAAAATGTATTAGTATCATCATTATCTAATTGCCATTGGTCAATTACTTTTGCAACGTTTTGTTGATTATTATAATTTATTTCATTATAATTTAAATCACTTGCAGGGTTTGGGTCTGGATAGCTGTCTGTACTCCAATTTGCGTTAGTTTCACTTGCACTACCTTTATTATTATCATTTTTATTCCAATTAGTTGCTTCAACAGAATTATTATCCCAAATACTATCCCAACTATTATTAGTTTTATTTTTATCACCAGATGCAGAAGTTACATTTTGATTAGAATCATTATTACTGCCATAACCACTATGTTGACCATAGGGGTTTTGTCCGGGAGGTGCTAAAGGTTTTGTATTACCCCAACCATCTCCATGTGGTGAGTGTCCTGTTACGTGTGGCATTACTCTTTATCTCCTACATTTGAAGCCATTCTAGATTCCTCCTTGAGGTTCTTGAGGCGTACCAGTGAAGCCAGACTCCCCTGCTTGTGGAACATTTCCGACTCCGATTTCGCCACCCCCAACGCCTTGTACGTTTGGTTGATTTGCTCCTGCAGGTACTCCTGTAGGGCTTCCCATGCCTCCGGGTTGTTCACCAGTGGGCTGAGTTTCTGGGCCTGTGCCTTGAACATTTGCTAATCCTCTCAACATATCTGCAAAGATTGCCGCTTCATTCATATCATTTACTAAACTTTCTGGGTCAATATCTTGTGATATTGCTAATTCCTTCATTAAGTTTGGTAATTTTATAAATGGAGCTAACATTGGGTTTGAAACTGTTTGCAATAAAGTAGTTAATCTTTGCGTTCTAACTTCTTTCTGCATTACTGCGGAAGTACCTTTAGGTTTTATTTCTAAATCACCAATTATTTGTGGTGTATTTCCAAATTGCATATTCCATTGGAAAAATGCTTCACCTAATGGTTTTAATAGATAGTCATCTATATTTTTTATTACAGTTTTTATTGATAAACCTGCCGAAGACATAATCATAGATAATCCTGCGGCTGTTCTTCCAGTGCCTGTTACACCTGTTTGTCCATGTGTTACAGATGGTATTCCTGTTTCTTCGTCTGCTAGTTGTCTAGCTTTGTCATACATCTGAACATTTTCACCTGCTGTATTAGGAAACTTAATACCATTTACTGCTGTTCCTGTTACACCAGATTGTCTTCTAAATATCTTACCCGGAAATATATCCATACTTTGTCCGGGAACTAATTGAGTTTCATCAATATCAAATACTAAATTACCTGCAAGTGCTAAGTTATCTATAGCCATTCTAATGTGACCATTCATTAATAACTGTGCATCTTCCATATTTTCAGCAACACCAATACCAAAAAATTGATATGGATTTAACTCATAAGGAAATGCTTGATAAGGTATACGAGCAGGTGTAAATGGATTCATAACTGCTCTAATAACTTCATTACCACAAACCCATACATTAACTTGTACAGATTTTAAATCATCCATGCCTTGAGGTATACTCATTCCTATTTCTTCACATAGTGAAGCATCACAGTTACCCCAGTATTCGTAAACTTCGTATCTATTATCTACGTATGTTGGGTCATTAACGCCATGAATAGTTTGTTCATAATACTTTTCTTCATAGTTTGGCCCAATATCTAAAACTTTTAAAATTGCATCATTATCAAAATAAGGTCTATTTGATAAATCTCTTAATTGTTCTCTATTTAATCTATGTCTTTGTATAACATATTCACAATCTTCTATATTTGTAGCTGATGGGTCTGGAAAAAAATCCCAACATGATACTGCTTCTATTTTTGGAACATCTTTATCATAAGGTGTATATTCTTTTGATTCACCTACCCCATTCCATTGATGAACTGTTTTTTTATAATTAAATGGCCCTTTAATAATACCTGTACCTAATAATGCACATTCAAATATAGAATGTCTTAATACATTTACAGCAGATGTATCAAGCAACTGGTCATGTATCATTTTTTCCATTTTACGAGCAGTTTCTTGTGATGGACTAATTTGAGGTTCTCCCATTTTAGCCGCACCTTCTTGTAGATTTGCTCCCGCAAATTTTTCAGATAAACCACCTAAAAAAGAATTAGGTTGTGTTGCTTCTAAAGCACCCGGTTCTAAAATTCTACCATCACCTTCAAATCCATAAGGGTCTGGTGTTGATGGTGGTGATTGAGGTGTTTGTAAATGTGCAAACTCTGCTATACCTTCTGGTACAGGAGTAGATTCTACTGATAGTGGAAATTTACTATTAGCAAATAATATGTCTGCAATTTGTCCATAAGCAGATAGAACTTTTACTTTTGTTATTTTTACAAATACTTTAGATTTTTCTGAAGAACGAAATTGTGTAGTACTATCAAAAATACCACGATAGTTTTTATATGCTTTTAACCATCTTTGTTCGTCTTCATGTTTACCATCTTCAGCAGATGTAAATTTCTTTTTAACATGAGCAACTAAACCGGGAACATTCTCGGCATTATCTATCTCTCTGGCCTCATCTGTTTTATCTATGGCCATTATTTTCCTTTATTAAATTAATAATCTCTTTTATCTGCACCCATAGCTGTTAAGCCTTGGCCTTTATTTTTTGCACCGGGTTTTTCACTTGCTCCACTTAATTCGCCTTGCTTAAATTTTTTTGACGCAAAGGCTTCTGGTTTTGCATTTGAACTTTTACCACCGGCATCAGAAAGTTCGCCTTGTTTATACTTTTTTGTATAACTTGACATAATATCTGGCCCATTCATGTTTTTCATATTTCCTCCTAGTAGTCTTTTTTATCAGCCATTGCAAACACACTAGGCTGAACGTATTGTTTTTTTTCTTTTGGATAATCTTTAGTAGCAACACTACCATCTGCTTCTCCACCATTGTGAGAAGACATATTGATGTTTTTCATATTATCTTTTTTCTTTGGGTAGGGCATACCAAGGTCACCCTGCTTATATTTGGTCATTATTGGTTGTGGCATTTAGCCCTCCTTAATTTTAGTTTTTAAATAATCTAATAAATTTGGATTATCTACAAATATCGTTGTTAAACCATTAGCTAAACCATTAACTAAAGTTTCTTCTTCTTTCTCACCCAAGTCAATATTCCATTGATACACTATTGCGTGTAAACATTCATGCAATAATGTGTTTGCATGAGAAACTCCATTTTCTTCATCGGCATAACCGATAACTCCTTCTTTTGCAAAAAACTGACCATGTGCTTCATTTGCACTAGCAACAGTTTGTTTCCACTTTTCTAATTTATAATTTCTATATCCAATCTTTATAGATTGTGGTATTTTAAAATCTACTTTGTTGGTCAAATTCTTTTAATTGTTCTGGCATATTTAATTCTTCATAATCTTTAACACTATGAATATGTTGTCCGGCTTTTTCATGTCCTTCTGGATAAGTAGGAATGTTAAATAATTCAGTCATTGCTTCTGCTTCTCTTTGAGGAGTTGGTTCTATGAATCCAAGTATTCGCCCTTCATCATCTGTTGGTAATACACCTTCCTCTCCTCCTATAGCTACATTTGCGGCTTGTACTCCTTCCAAAGGAAGTAAAGCTCCTGCAATTCTAGCACCATATTTTAAAAATTTACCACCCCATTTTTTAGCCCAATTTGTTTTAGTTGGTTTTATTTTAGTGCTAGTAGTAGTAACTCCACCTGTTGAAGGCGGGTCTTGAGGAGGTAAATCTGGTGGGTCTGTTGGCCCTGTACCTGCTTTTACTCTAATTTTAGGTTTTCCCTCTACATTAGAACCAGAAAATTGTGCAATAGCATCACCACTATAACCTGCTCTATTATAAAAATCAATTTCTGCATTTGCAACTCCTGCTCTTATATCAGCATTTGTCATTCCTGCTTCCATTATACCTTTTGCATAGGGGCCTTTATATGAATGACCCATCATAGCATCTATAACAACTTGAGGTACATTATTAGCCATTAATCTAGCTTTTTGTAATCGTCTAAAATCATATAACTGAAATTTAGATACTGACCCATCAGTTAATTGTACATATGCACCAATATTTTTAAAATGTTTATTTATAGGTTTTGAATATTGATTTGCTGTACCCACAAACAACGTTCTTGCACCACCTACTCCATGATTAATACTAGCATCTTTTTGTTGTTTTAATATTGCTAATGCTGTTTTATTAACGGAAACAGTTGTAATTTTAGGTTTACCCGGCTGTTTAAAATCTTTATATTTAATAGTTCCATTTTCAAAATCAATATCTTCAAATTTTAACTCAGCTAAATATTCTGGTCGCATACCTGTTAATGCAACTATTTTAGCAAATCTACTTGTACTACCTTTAGGAATATTATCTAATTTTAAATCATCAATATTGTCTAAACTTTGTACAACAGTTTTAAATATATTATCATTAAATACAACTGCTCTTTCTGCTACATCTGCAGTATATTTAATAGCATTTTCAAAAGTTTTACCACCTTGGAGATTTTTAAATGTTATAAATTTATTATTTTCTTTACCTACACTATAAGATACAACTCTACTTATATCTCTAAAAAAATTTCTTGCACCTGCACCTTTACCTTTTGTAAACCATTCATTACTAGATGCATTTGTTAATAAATCTTGAATAGAATCTATATTATTTAAACTTTTTACAGTAGTTGAACCATCTATAGTAGCTAGAACACGAGTTTTTGTTCTTATTAAATCTTTAATATTTTTTCTAATAGTTCTTTGTTGCTTTATATCTTTACCTTTTATACTATTTTGTAAATCATCAATTTGTAAATCAAAAGCCTGTTCAACTGTAATATTACCTCCCGCAATATCGGATAACTTAGGTTTTATAACCTTGTCACCTATATCGTATTTATTAATATCCAAAAATCCTGTCAACTGGTTCATATGTTTCTGCTTTTAATTTATTTAAATTGTAAGCGGCACGTTGTCGTTCGCCTGTCTGTCTTGTCATAACCATATAACGTAAAGCATCATAAGCATGGTCATCTGTTTTTGTATCAACATCCTCTGCATTATTTTTTGCATAAGGTATTGTTGGTAATGTTCTAATTAAATTTATACAATTAGAAAATATTTTTAATTGTGGTTCGCCTGTTTTTTCTTGTATAGATAATCTTCTATGCAATTCAACTTTGCCACCTATTCTATCTCTGTTTGATGGTACAAAACGTATTCCTGCCCTAATAATACTATCTGCAATACTAGGGCCAATACCTGATTTACTCCAACAACTAGCGTCTAATACAGAAGTGTGCATTGGTGGGTCATAAACCTCTAAGTCATTTATTCTATTTGCAAGTTGTTCACCCGTAAGTCCACTCTGATACAATTCTCTGTATATAATTATATTTCCATCCCAATCAACTGCACCCCAAAGGACACAACTTGGTGATGAATAACCATAATCAGCAGAACGTATTCTTATCCAATTGTTAGGTAACTCAAATGGTTCAAGAACATGAATATGTTTATTGAACTCTGGAAATGCCGCACCTTCTGCAACATCCCAGTCACCATCTAATAATCTTTTTCTTTCTACTTCTGGTAGTGATGATAGCATTGCTTCATATTCACCAGACTCAGCAAGGTAAGGATTATCTGTTAATCGTGCAGGTATAAACTTTCTATGAAATAAAGGTTCACCTGCTTTTTCGTGGTATCTACCAAATCGTAAAATATCACCGGTATCTATATCTGTAGCATAAAATGGTTCACCCGGTTTTGTCGGGTCAACAAACATTTTCTTTATCCACCATCCTCCTACACCACCGGGGTTAGAAGATGCTCTCATGTAAGTGTCAATACTTTTATCTGTACTACGTAAACGTGAACGTAAGTAGTTCCAAACATACGGAGTAGGGTAATGACCTAACTCATCTACACCAATCCATGTAAATGCTTGTCCTTGATACCTTGTTACATCGCTGTCTTTGTCAACATACGAAAATAATGCTGTTGCACCAGACGGAAAATGCCATGTACTCTTTGATTCTTTAAATATAGCACCCGGAAACGCTTTTGCGTAGAGTTTTCGGCTACTATCTATTAACTCTGTTAACTCTGCCAATGTTCTTCTTAGTAATAATGCCCTATGATTTGGGTTATGACAGTATCTAAGCAAGTCAACTAGTAATGCAAATGACTTTCCACCACCTGCCGCACCACCATATAGTACTTCTTTCTCTGGCGAAGCCAAAAAACTAGTTTGTGGGCCTTCATTTGGCATAAAAACTACTTCAGCTTGGTCTTCTATTGACTTTTTTACTGACTTTGGTACAGTATCTAACTCTTCTTGAGTTATTGCACCACCTTTTTTGTTGATTTCATCAACTTTTTTAAGATTTTCTTTTAATTGTTTTGCTTTTTGACGTTCATTAGCTAATTTCTTTGCTAATTTTTCAGCTTTCTTCTCTTTTTCTCGTAATTTGCGTCTAGCTTCTATCCTAGCCTTTTGTTCTGTACTGAAATTGTATCGTCTTGTCATTCATTTATTGTTTTTATTTTATCTTTAGCCGGTAACATGACAACACCATGCAAAACTTGACCATTTACATTAACTTCTTGACGTTTACTTATACCAGTTCTGTCTAGTATTTCAGAAGCCGCCTTCATTCTAATATCCATTTGACCAGATGGTATAGTTCCATCAGCATCTAAGCCTTCACTTAATCTGTTTATTGCTTTTACAGAAGAACCTGCCAATTGTGTTTTGGCTCTTTCTATAATTTCATCTTTTACAGACTTCATTAACCACCCTCTAGAATCTGGGCTGTATCCTGCTTCTTCTATAGCAGACATTATTTGTCCTCCGTTGTTAAAGAGAACTTCTAGAAATTTTTCCTGCTTTGGGGTCAGTTCCTTTTTTTTGTTTGGTATTATCTGATTCATTCTTTTTTTCTTTACCTCCAAATGCTCTCCAAAAAGCCGCTATTAATCCATAAGGGTCATCATGTGGATACCCAATACTGTTTAATTTACCACAAGTACATTTTTTTCCATTACACATATCGCAAGTAGGCATTATGATTTTTTGTGTGTTTGGCAAAATTTAGATGCCGCTTCTACACTACCAAAACCCCATGCTTTTAGTGCTAATGCTTTTCTTGTTGGTCTTCCTTTAGAATCTTTCATAGGCCCTTTCATTCCTGCAAATCTACAAGCAAATGATACTCGTCTTGGGCTAGTGCCCGATTTTAATGGTGAACGTAAATTACCACCATCTCTTCTTTCAAAATGTTTTCTACCTTTTTCATTTAATCCACCTTTTGGATTTTGGTATTTTTTAGCTACCACTATGACCTCGCTACTTTTTTTGCTCTTTCTGATAAATCTTTAAAGTGTACAATAACTTTACTATTTTTTGTGTGTGTTTTTCCTGTATGTAATGTACCATCTTTCATTTTATGAAATGAGCCTGTCCATTCTTTTCCAGACTTTAAATAATGTTTTACACCTTTACCCATTATTTTTTCTTCTTACTATGAGCTTTACCCCCGTACATTTTTTTAGGTTTCTTAGCCATACCACCATACATTTTTGCAGGTTTATTTTTTTCTTTAATAGCTTTCTTCATTGGCTCTTTTTTATTACCATCTTTATCCATATCTAAATAATCTGGTTTTACTGTATTGCCAGTTTTCATTTTAGGTTTTTTCTTCATCATCATACCGCCACCCATTGCTGTTTTCTTTTTACTTTTTGGAAAACCTGCTTTCATATTAGCATAGGCTTCTGGTGATATTGTTGATTTTGATTTAGAACGAGACGTTCCTGCTTTTTTACGTTTGTTTATGTTAGCGTATAGTCCGGGTTTAGCCATTATTTCCTACCTTTCGATAAAGTTTGTATTTGTTTTTGTAAGTCTTTTACTTTCTTATTTAAATTAATTAATTTACCTGCAACTTTAGATTGTTTTAAACTCATATTACCTCTAGCCGCTTCTCTAATTTCCATTCTTTTTTTATCAGCCATTTTTTCTTTATAGCTTTTAGCTTTAGTGTTTTGTCCACCACCCTTGCCTTTGTATCCTTTTACAGAACTATAATAAGATTTAGCCGCATCTTTTTTTAATTTATCTTTTTGACGTTTACGTCTAGCATCTTCTGCTTTTTGTACAGCACTTACCATTATATTTTATATTTAGTAGCTCTAACACCGCCACCTTTACTATATTTTGATTTAGTCACAGAACCGCCTTTTTTATTAACTTTTCTTGGGAGATTAGCTTTTAAATCTTCTCCTCTACGCAAAGCATCTTCTATTGGATATTTAGTTGTATATGTTTTTCCATCTTTTTTAAAAGTTTCCGTAACCATGCCAGTTTTTTTATCATAAGTTTTACTAACACTTTTATCAAAATCTGCTTCAGTAGAAGTAAACCCTTTATCATCTGAACTTCCTACACCCATAGTTTCTGGCCCTGCGTGTAAAGGACTTTTTTTCTTTGCTTTGTCCATTGCCCTAATTTGTTCTCTTGATGCAAATAGGGGTTTTCTTTTATCAACCATAATAATCTCCTATAATTTATATTTAGTAGCTCTAACACCGCCACCTTTGCTGTATTTAGGACGAAACCCAGATTGAGTTTTTTTCTTTTTTGGTTGTACCATAGGAGCCGCAGACATATCGGCCATACCGCCTTCATACATCATAGGTCTTCCTGCTGTATTACCTTTTACAGGCTGTGGCGTATTAGCCATTCTAATTTTACGTAGGTCATCAATGTCGTACCT